CAGGGACTTCCCAGACGGCCGGAAACATGATTTCACCGAATTTACCACCCATTACAGCCACTGGAGGGTCTGTTCAGTGGGTTGATATGGGCTGGGGTGCTACAAATCTGGGCATCACCTTGAGTGCCGAGCTCTAAGCCTTTTTCTTCGTAATGTTTAGTAATAATGAGCGTCGCCATAGTCGTCCTCGAAACTTTGGCGATCCCCTATACGTACCCAACTCCCGTGAACCAAAGTGCTTTTGGAGGCGAATGGGGGTCATCACAGGTCACGGTCCATCTCGAAGTTCCCGAAGGTCTTGACCCTCGGTGTCTCATGGCCGTCCGCGCAGATGACGGGACCGTGACCCTCCAAGCCGATTCTACTAAACTCGAGGATCACAAAGCTATGCTTTGGTCTCAACTCCGCACCGAACGCAACCGCAGACTCGCCGCCAGTGATTGGACGCAACTGCCCGACGCACGCGTAGACAAAGAGGTGTGGGTCGAGTATCGGCAAAAACTCAGGGATTTGCCTGGAGAGACGCAGGATCCCGCGTCTCCCGAGTGGCCCCCGCCACCTCAGTAAATCGTTTCTCTTTCAATACTAGTAGACATGTCATCAATCGTTCAAGCGAACGTGACAGTCCAGGGCAGCGTCTATGCATCTACCCTGTACGGTCAACTTGCAGGCTCGAACGCACTTGCAACGAGTAACGTCCTCGTTGCATACGGACTTCCGGCGTCGATCGTCCAGGGCTCGAACGTTGCCGTCTTTTCCAACGCCGCGGGTGGGTCGAATGTTTTTATAATGAATTCACTGGGACAGGTGGGGATAGGGACGACGAGTCCCGGAACAACTCTTCAAGTATACGCATCTGGAACAACGACGCCTTTGAACGTTATGACGGCATCAAACACCGTATATGCATTTACTACAGGGGCCAATCAGGGTATTGGAACGGGTGTAGGTGCGATCCAACCTCAGATGCAAACGTATCAAACGACAGGTGGAAACGGCATATACCTAAACTTTTATGGGTACAGGCATACTGCTGGAACTAGTTGGGCAGGAATTGCACAGCGTATTCAACACACCGTTGATATCACACAGAAAGGCTACATAGATTTTAACCCAGGCCCTTCTACAGATGGCGTAGCATTCGGAAGCGGTTCAAGTGAGTACATGCGTATTGTAGGAGGTAGCGTCGGCATCGGAACGAATAATCCTTCAAATAAATTAGACGTATATGGAGGAGCCCTATTCTGTTCAAATGCAACGACTAGTTCACATTTAGCTCTTAGTATGAGTAATGGAGAATTCTGTTCACTGGAAGCTTTCAACTCTACAAATACTGGTAAACTTCCCATTGCTTTAGCGGGGTATGGCGGTAATGTCGGTATCGGTATAACAAATCCGGGTGCACGACTCCATGTAGGTGACGTATATTCGTTATTTGGAGCGTACCAAAACGAGAATACGACGCGACAACAGGGATGTATCCTCCAAGGAGCGGCGTGGACTCCCGTAAATAACGCAGGAACTACATATTATGCACCAAATTTTACAATATTTGCGGGTGCCAATTCTCCAACGGCATTATGGAACTTTACGAGTCGGCCAACACATTATGCAGGAGACCTTGTTCTGTCGGGTGGAGATTGTAATGATAGTTCAAATAACGGCACAGGGCCAGTGAATGCATATGGAGGTAGTTTATATCTTCAGGGAGGAGTAGCGTATTGTGGAGGCGGTGCCGCCGCGGCGTATCCATATGTTGCTGGTGATGTGGTTATTCAGACGGGTGTCGTCGCCAATGGAAACACAGACGCGACGAGATATGAGAGAATGCGAGTCAAAGCCGGAACAGGTTATGTCGGTATCGGCAATGCAAGTCCTTCAGCACCTCTCACTGTTAAAGGTCTAGTAGCCTCTGGTGTAAACGCATACAATTATTATTACTACACATTCCCCACGGTAGGTGTGTACTATGTCATACTCGAGTATGGCGGATTCTCAGATACAAATATCATTGATGGCTGGACAGTGGTCGTCGGTAGTGGAAATAACCCAATTGTAATACATATTGCAGGAACGGCGAACTATTTACGAGCATCTGTTTCAAGTCAATATGTTGTTGGGTTTGGATCTGCGAATTCACTCCCAGTTGGTTATAATAATTCGGGGTACTATTTACGTGTAGCGCTTTTATGTTCGTAATAAATTCGTTCTATCATGTATGAACGAACCCACACCAACTGAGGAAGATCGTCGACAAGTTGCTATTGGTGCTGCGTGGATGAATCTCCGTCGACAGCGCGTGACACTTTTGTCTGAATCCGACTGGACTCAATTTAATGACTCTCCTCTTTCGACGGAAGATAAAATAAAATGGGCCGCATACCGTCAACAACTCCGTGACCTTCCGGCAAATACGCCAGACCCGACAAACGTCACATGGCCAGTGCCACCCTCCTAAAAACCTCTCCACCCCGTCACGAGCGACCTTCAGTCGCGGTCGGAGCGGAGCTCCTCCTTTCGCTCCTCCGTCAGAGACTAAAAGTCTCCACTCCTAATAGATGTCTCTCGGTGCGCCGAGTGTCAACACGCTCATTAATTCCAGTAACTGTACCGTGCTTGGAAACACGGCGAGTGGGACTGCACTCACGGTACAGCAACTGGGCACGGGGAATGTCATCGCGTTTAGCAATGCTTCAGGAAGCGTGGGGCTTTTCGTGAGTTCGACGAGTAATGTGGGGATCGGGACGACGAACCCAGCAACGGCTCTTGATGTGTATACCGGAACGATGAACGCCGCAACTGTCGCGGCATCCACGCAGTTCTCGGGACCAGGGACCGGTCTCACGGGTACGGCGGCTTCTTTGAACGTCGGTGGGACATCCGGTGGTCTTTCGGGAACACCAAACATCACAGTCGGGACGGTCTCTGGAACAACCTTGACTGCTTCGTCGGCTTTTAATGCCTCGGGAACCGCTACGTACCAAGTAGCGGGTACAACGGTTATCGACGCGTCTCGTAATTTAACAAACATAGCATCTGGAACTTTGAGCGCAACACCCGCGGCGGCTGCAAATGTTCTGACCGTCATAGGGTCTTCGACGACCGGAAACGTCGTCCAGTTTTCAAATTCAGCAGGTGGAAACTTCGTCATGACCAGTGCGGGACGTGTAGGGATTGGGACGACGAGTCCTGGATATCTCCTTCACGTGAATACCACAGGAACGACAGGTACGAACATTGCTTCATTTTTTGCACCAAGTTTAGCATCGGGTGGACAAAGTTTAAACGTCCTCGTAGGTTCTACACAAACGATAAATCAATGCGGTGTAATCACATGGTTAAATTACGGTACAAACTCGACGAATGTCATGCAATTGAGCATGTATGGAGTTTCAGGAAGTTCGGTAAATATCACCAGTACAGGTGTGGGTATTGGTGTTACAAACCCAGGCGTTACACTTGAGGTAAACGGGATAGCAACGTTTGCAAACCCGTGGTGGATCATAACAGGGTCTGGAGGAAACGCAACGTATACTGCGGGGCAAGTGTGGGGGTCGTCGGCCGTCAATGCATCATTCTATGGAAGTTCTGTCTTTACTGGAGGTGGCGCTTCAGCGGGTCAATGGAACGGTGCTACAGGTGTTTTCACGTTCCCTCAAAAAGGTGTGTATTCTATAACGATTTGCATGTTTATTAACGGGACGACATCAGGTCGATGGTCGGTCATGTCTATAGCTTCGAGTGTTTCTGGTTCTTCTAATCAATACATGGAATTCGACCCAACGAATTACGCTGGAAATAATCAAAGAAATTTCAAAATCGTTCGATATTTCAATGCAAATGATACGTTTAATTGTTATACAGAAGGCGGTGCAATTACCCTGTACTGGGCTCTCATTCATACGGTATATTTCATAAACAAAATTGGCTGATAAGTAATAATGAAGTGGTTTGCGTACGTATCCGATACAATTGACCAGATTTATCCAGGGGATGGTCCGACCGGAGATCTTCCACGGAACATTGAAGGGTTCGAGCATTGTCAAAATATAGAAATTCCAGAAACACTGAATCGTTTGTACATCACATGGGACGGATCCCAAATCGTCGAGGACTCTGTCAAGAAACAAAAGTACATAGACGATGCGTGGATGTATTTTAGGATTGAACGAAATCGCAGACTCGCCGACTGTGACTGGACTCGGCTCGACGATGCACCGCAAAACAATAAAGATGCTTGGGCTGCATACCGCCAAGCGCTCCGTGACCTTCCGACAAACACGCCAGATCCTACAAACGTCACGTGGCCAGTTCCGCCCACAATTTGAAAACAAAAAAGCTCGTTCCTTAGTAGATGTCAACGACTCCGTATTTCAGGACGTTGGCTGGATTGGGGAACTTGGGTGTTGGCACAACATCCCCCACATCGAACCTCCAGGTTGTGGGGAATGTGTATGCTTCAAATGCACTTTCAGCGCCAAGCGTCATTGCACCCACGATGAACGCCACGACCATGAACGCCTCGACTCTCGCGCTTTCAACACCTCTTGGGGTTGCATCAGGGGGGACGGGAAGCGCAATAGCGGTTCAAAACGTCGTGTTTGGAGGACCCGCATCGGGTGGGTCGGGTGCACCCCTGTTCCGAAGTTTAGTCAATGCAGATATCCCAGCGTTTTTGTCCGTGTCAAACCTGTATTCGGCAAACGCCATAACAACCACAAACGTGATTGTGACCGGTGCAATAACGGGTACATGGGCCGGTACAAATCAAGGGACGCTTTTGACCCTCGGGACAAACTTAGCAACGGGAACGTCGTTTGCTACGAGTACAGATCTTCCGACGCTCCAAGCGTACCATGTTCCGCTTCAAAGTTTCACACAAAATGCAATTCAAACAGTTGCAAGTTACACGATCACGGCACAGGGTCTTCTCAAGTTCAATTCAACAGGTCTGTACCAGGTTACGCTCGTTCTCGTGATGGATGCACCGGTTGTGAAAGTGGCGCTCGGAACAAACACGTCATCCACTTTCCCGTCAAGCACGAGCGCATACACCTACGTGTATACGGTGTCTTCAGCCGCAAGCCCGAGCGACGCCATCACCATCCCAATCAACGTCCAGAACATAGCAAATTACTACTATATCGACGTGTTTTGTCGAAGCACAACCACGTCGGGGACGTACTATCTGACGTCTGGGACGTCCGTCTCTGGGTCTCAGAACGGCACGTACATTCAGATTGCCCCGTTCGGCAATTATATCAACACTGCTCAAAACTCCGCGTCTGGAATTTTGATGACAACAACGGGGGGTACATACTCGAGTCCGTTAGCACAACCGAGTCCATTGGTGGCACCTTCAAATACGTACCATATCACCATGACTTCTGGGGCGGGGTGGTCACAATCGGGGACGAGTCCACTCATGTCTGTCAGTCCAAACGGAAACCTCCAGTTTTTCCAAGCTGGCGTGTATAACGTGACCGTCTGTTACAATGCTGCAAGTCCTCGAATTGTCATGCAAATTGGGATTGGGAGCTCTGCAAGTGACTCTTCACTCCCCTCCACAATAGGTACGTACGTGTACAAGTATTCACCGACGTACACGTCAGATCCGAGTCCAACACTCGTATTACCCCTGAACGTGACAGATACCACCAAGTACTATTACTTGGACCTTACGGTTGATACGTCGACAAGCGTCACTTTACAGTCAACCAGTACCTTTGTTTCCGTGACCCCCTTGAGTTCATACATGCCGTCTCCGATGGCAACAGCATCAGTCACCGTGTCCCAGGTCGTGACGGCTCAATCCACGTCATACACGGCAACGAGCGCCGATTCGTACATAGGCATGTCAAACGGGGGCGTCGTGACTTTGCCTCAAGGCGCAACGCTCACACGAGGGAAGATGTATACGGTAAAGGACGAGTCTGGAAAAGCAGGAACAAATCAGGCATACAATATCATCATTCAAACGACGGGCCCGGACCTCATTGACGGACAATCAAATGTATACGTTCAATTAGCGTGGACATCGGTAAACGTGATGTGGACCGGTGCAAATAATCGGTGGGTACTAGTATAAGGATGCCGTTCCTAATTAATAACCAAACTCGTCCATACGATTTTGGTACCGATGCCATTGAGCGTCAGCGTGTTTCGCTTGGCCAATCTGTCATCGATGCCGATTTTGAATACGGTCTCCAGGCTACAAAATGGCAAAACTACCAGGAAGTTCGAAAGACACCAAGTTTCTATGAAATTCCAGGTACAGATCTCGTCGTGACTGATGTTCAGACAAACGGGACGACAACAACGCCTTCGACAATCACTGTTTTTACGACGACCCCTCCACCCATCGGGTCTGTTATTTCCATATCTGGTCTTGCAAATACCAACAAATCTGCTGATCGTGCTGAAGGGTTCTTTTTGGTTACGGGAAACACGTCCAGCACATCGTTTACGTACTTTGCAAAGGGTGGAACGGTTGCACCGACCGGTGGTGGATCAATCTTTACGGCATATACGGTTGTTCGCCGCGGGGGTATTTTTAATAACGGAAATGCAAAGATCCAGGTGTCTGCGTCTGCGGGTTCCGTGTCTCAGTCTGGAACGACCGTGACGGTTACAACCACGACAAACCATGGTCTCGTTCCGGGAACACCCATCACGTCCACGTCTTGGACGGCCGTCTCCGGAACCCTTGGAACGAGTACACAAGGGAATTTCTTCATAGATTCCGTACCGTCGGCAACGACGTTCACATTCACGTCCCAATCTTCCGTCACGGGTACGGGAACAAGCACTGGTGGGTCCATGTATGTCCAGCCGTTTTCATACACGGTTCACAGACCTTTTGACGGGGGCGTACTCATGTCCCCGAACCAACCGGCATATGGTTCGAACGTGTGTCGCCAGTCCAAAAAGGTGTTTAGGTACCAATCCGGAAAGGGGTTTCTATGGTCATCCGGTACGCTCTTTTGTCCGAACAATGATATCGTCAGTGCTACCCCATTCGGAACGGCCGTGGGGTCGAACGTCACAATTGTCACTGATATTGCACACGGCGCGCCCCAAAAAGGCGCAAGCATTACTCTTCGCGGGTTCACGTCACCTGCCGAGCTCAATGGCAATACATATGTCGTTACGGAAGTCATAGAGTCCACGACACTTAACGTACAGGTCGTGAATACTCTGAGCACGACGACGGTGGTTTTGGGCGATCAGCCTCGGTTCGTGATGGCTGGGTGGCACGGAGCGTGCGTGCGTGCCGGATGTTTCGAGGATCAGAACGGTCTGTTTTGGGAGTATGATGGACAAACGCTTTGGGTCGTCAAACGTTCAAGTACGTTTCAGTTGGCGGGTCTCGTGACTGTAAACGTCAACTCACAAACACTCACGGGTGATTCGAGCACGCGGTTCCAGGACCAGCTCAAGGTTGGAAACCGTATCACGATTCGTGGTATGACACACACGGTCACGAGTATTCCTTCCCAAAATTCCTTGACGTTCAATCCCCCGTTCCGCGGTGCGTCAAACATTACGGTCGGTGTCAAAGCATGTAAAATCATTGAAACTCGTGTTCCCCAATCACAGTTTAATCGTGATACGATCGACGGGAACGGTCCAAGTGGGTACCGTGTAGACCTTACAAAGATGCAAATGATTGGGATACAATATACGTGGTATGGAGCGGGTTTTGTGGATTTCATGATTCGTGGCGTGAACGGTGCTTGGACAATGGTTCACAGAATTCCCAACAATAATGTGAATGACGAGTCGTACATGCGCACTGGTAACATGCCTGTTCGTTACGAGATTGTGAACGAGTCAAACTCGTCTATATCGGCACTTGCAAGTGCGATTGGAACCGGTGATACGTCCTTGACGCTCACGGATGCAACGACGTATTGGCCGTCTGCAGGCACTGTGATGATCGACCAAGAGCTCATTTCGTATACAGGAAAGGGAACAAACACGTTGACGGGTCTCGGGCGAGCAGCCACCTTGGCGTATAACATTGCAGATACGAACAAGACCTTTTCGGGAGGTGTTGCTGCGACGCACGCCATAAACGCGTCTGTCAATCTCGTATCGTGTACGTGTTCCCCCTCGTTGACCCATTGGGGCTCGGCATTCATCATGGATGGACAGTTTGATCAGGATCGTGGGTATTTCTTCAATTTTCAGTATAATTACACGAGTTCATTGTCAGCTGGTGGTACCCCGACGCCTCTCTTTTTCATTCGTTTATCACCCTCCGTAAGTAACGGTATCGTCGGTGATATCGGTATCCGCGACTTGCTGAATCGTGCACAGCTTCTATTGCAAAAGCTGGATGTGACGTGTGTTGGCACAAACGGTACGCTAAACATCTTCGGCGTCTTGAACCCGGCGGGATTTGAAAGCACGACGTTTACGTGGTTGCCCATTAACTCGACAGCTCAAGGTGGTCAGCCCAGTTTCACGCAGTATTCAACATCGTGGACGGGTGGTTCATGGTCGGTTGGTTCGGGCGAACGCATTTTCTCTATGTTTTGTCTCGGAGGGACGCAGACGACTATCGATCTTTCGTCGCTCAAAGAGTTGTCAAACACGGTCATCGGTGGGAACCGCTTTTACCCCGACGGACCGGATACGCTCATGATTGTTGTTCAAGCTCTGAACCAAAACATCACAACGTCTTCATACAATTTGTATTGGTCTGAGGCTCAGGCGTGAAGCGGCTGGAGTCTGCATGCGGCACTTCGTGGGAACCAAGTGCTACGCACTTGATAAATTTCTCTCTTAAAATTAGATGGCAACACTTTCAAACGTGTTTTCCGATGTGTATATATCAGGGAACTGTACCGTCAAGGGAACTATAACAACGCTCGGTTCAGGTACACAATGGACAACTGTAGGGTCTGGAATTTATTACAATTCTGGAAACGTGGGGATTGGTCTCACAAGTCCCAATTCAATTTTGAACGTAAATGTAACGGGTTCGGTCGCAAACTTATATTCAACAACGACCGGTACGAATGCCTCAATGTTCTTTGTGAATACGGCAGATTCCCGGCGTGCGTTTGTCGGCATGGACGGCACGGGTTTGTTCGCGTTGAGTACCGGTGCTTTAGCACTGGGAACGGATAACACACCTGTCATCATTGCACCGAGTTATTCGACCGGTGAAAAGGTGCGAGTGACAACCACGGGTCTCGTAGGTATCGGGACGACCAACCCTGGGTCGCTCTTGACTGTGAGTGGAGGCGTCGGTATCGGGACGGGGTACACGGCGTTCACAGCACCCACAAGTGGGTTGATTGTTCAGGGAAGCGTAGGTATCGGAACAAGCAATCCAGGGACTAATGCGTTACAGGTTTCAGGTAATATAGCAACGTCGGGGTTCACGTCAAACGCTACAAACACGGTGTTTAACTTTGATACACTGACCGTTCCTTTTGTGAGTGCGACGCAAGTCTTGGCATCGACAAATGTTGGAATAGGGACGACGAATCCACAAGCACTACTCAACATATTCAATACGACCTCTGGCACCAGCGCGGCAACGCTCATGAACATACAGTACGGAACAAACCAAGATTCGTTCCAAGTTGCGTATGATACGACACTCGGCACAAGTGGTGGTATGAGAATGATGAACATATATGGACAAACTGCGGCTGAATTGGCGGCTATTAAGATTTACTCAATCACGACCACGACAGGGGCTATAGGGTTTTTCACCAACAACGGGTCTGGACAAACAGAGCGTATGCGTATAATTGCGAACGGCAACGTCGGCATCGGATCGACGGGTCCCGGATACGCTCTTGATGTCGTGAATGACGTAAACTGTTCTGGATCTTTCAGAGTGAATACTATTTTACAACCTAAAATTCCAGCTCTTACAACGTTCACAGCAGTCACATCATTCGATGCAGGTAACTTTGATTTGGTCAACTTTAACAATGTAGAAATTCGTGTCATTCCATATTTCAACACATCTAATTTTCAAAACGTTACTATACAGGCACTGGATACGAATGGAACAGTCTATAATCCGAATGAATATAGCTGGCAAGGGTGGCGTGGAACTGCATCTGCTACATATGCTTCATCTGCGAGTGCTGTGGTTATTCCAATTACAGAGTTGGCTACAAACGGAGTAGGTCCTTCTATATGTGTCGTGAGAATTACAGGTCTAAATGGTCTCACAGGAGCCCAACGATTCCATGTTGAGTGGGATAGCACAGGGTGCTACGCTGGCGTAGGAGCAACACAAGTTATAGGCAGGTGCTATTTTGGAACGACAAATATTCAAATTAATAGGATTCGTTTCAATTTGAGTGGTGGGACAATGACGGGTAAATATTCTATGGTGCATTATGTATAGAGAATGCCTTACTTTGTTGCTATTGACTCAAAGACTCTTCAAATCCTAGCAATGTATGAGTACACAGAGGTGGACCAGAGCCGAGCACCTACAGCGACCCATATCGAGGTGGTTCCTCCCCTTGACTATCGCGCAGTCATTGTGAATAAGGACCTCACTCTGAGTCCAGATACGGACAAGATGAACGAGATGTACACATGGGAATACCAGGGTATCCGCAAACAGAGGAACGATCTCTTGTACAAGTCCGATTGGACCCAGATTCCTGGTGGGCCTCTTACGGATGAACAGAAGGCAGCATGGGCAACGTATCGCCAACAGCTCCGGGATCTCGTGATTGAAGGCACGTGTCCACTTGATTTCGTGTGGCCTACACCACCAAACTAATGTTTCACTCTAGTAGATGAGCAGCCTAACGGCAACGAGTGCTCAGATATACAAAGGCACAGCCGCCGTAACTTATGGTTCAGGGTCTGGAGTAAGCAATCGCGAACTCCAAGGAACAGCAACCATAACTTATGGAGGGGCACCAACCAGTAATACGGCACTCTCGCTTCCTAACAGTTCAGCGGCTTACATGGATTTAGGAACTAGTAATCCAGCTAATTTCAATACATCAACATCAAACTTATTTGTAGAATCGCTGGTAAATTTTACTGCTAAATCTTTTGTAGCCGTAATAGATGTAGGGCCATCGCCAGCGGGTGGAGGATCGGAAAATTGGGGGTTATATTGTGATGGTACTTCAATGGGATTTTATTTTTTTGACACTGGAGGTGTTTCGCGTATAGCATCGAATAGTTTTTCATTAAATACAGGGACTTGGTATCATGTTGCCGGGTCATGGGATTATACAACCCAGACATTGAGATGTTTTGTAAATGGTTATTTAGGTACTGTACCTGCTACTTGTACAGCTCCGCGAAATTCAGCAAATTCAAAGACTTTGATAGGTAATTTTACAGACCTTACCAGAAGTTTTTATGGATACATCAAAGACGTCCGTGTTGTCCAAGGAGGTATCGTGCCGACGACCAGTTTCACACCAGTCACCGCACCTTTTCGGCTCGGGCTACCACCCTATGTTTCCGGTGGATCAACTGTTCTCAGTTTGTATGAGCAGTACTTTACCCCGTCGTGGCTCGGACTCCCGGGAACGTCTGGGAACTATATGAATCTTGGGTCTAACCATCCATCTAATTTCGATACAAATGCATCAAACTTATTCTGCGAGGCTTGGATATATCTTAATTCATTTCAAACAATTGCAACTACAATTGTCGGAAGACAAAACACAACAGCATCACCAGGTGAAGATTGGATGCTCTGGATAAACAGCTCTAAACAGCCTCAATTCCGAGTGACATCAACTACAAACGCATCTCAGGATGCATCACTTGCAACCGTGATGAATACTGGGCAATGGTATCACCTAGCCGGATCCTGGGACAATACAAATAAAAAGATTTATGTTTTTCTCAATGGATCTGTATCGGCGGCTACAACTTTTTCAGGAACTCCTCGGTACAATTCAACTTGGCCTATTCAAATTGGTATATACACGGGTGGGTCGGGTGGACAATATGTGAATGGATATATTCAAGACATTCGCGTCGTCAAAGGAGGAACAGTGCCCACCGCCACTTTCACCCCTGCCGCAGCCCCTTTTGGGCTCCCGAGTCCTTCATACGTCTCTGGCGGGACAACAGTGCTTTCCCTCGCGAGTCAATATTATCAGACGAGATTGTCTGGCGCAGTTACGAATCTAACTCTGACGAATATGAATAGAGTATATGGACTTCAGAGGATAAACACAAGTTATACTGGAAATATCATCAATATACGTAGATCCACTGATAATTCAAATGTAGATTTTATTACGGACTCTCTTAATACGACACTAGTAACGGCGTCGGGTGGTCAGACATTGGCGAGTTGGTTAGGTTCAGGAACAGCGAATGTCGTTATATGGTATGATCAATCTGGAAACGGACGAAATTTGAGACAAACGACAAGTGGTCTTCAACCGGGGTTTTCACAAACAACTGGTGTTCAATTTAGATCGGGACTTTATATGGTTTGGACAGATAATGTGTCAATGTCGGATGCTACGTTCTGCGTCGGGTTTGTCCAAAATGCATATGTGTATGGAAATCCTAGCCCCCAGTGGTATTGGCAGGACTCTTTTATTGCAGGTGATATAGGGGGTACCGCGCAAGATTATGGTCTTATACTGCCTGGTTCTGGTCTTTTTGGTATGGGGACGGGCCCGTCCGAGAATAAAGTAAGCATTTCAACAAACGGATTGGGAAATTATTCATTTATGACTGCAACGCGCGCAAGTAGTACCGGACAGGTAATTCTCTATAACGGTACAGGTACAGGTACAAGCTTTACTTTAGATACAGGAACTAAAACTGGACCAAATCCTACTGCATTTGGATATTCACTGACGAATACATCTGTAGCTCCTTGTTGGCTGAACGCAGATGTATCCACGTTTATGATGTTTAATGACGTCAAGGATTCTACAACAATATCAACTTTCGCTAATAAGTTTAGAAGATCTATTTCTTATTATGCAACAAATTTCACGTCGCGTCCCATTCTGCCACCAGTTCTCGTGAATCCTGGAAATAATTCGGCATTGGTTTTAGGTCAAACGATTACAGTTTCTCAAACAGCTTTACAGCCTGTAAATGGAATTACATGGAGTTTTAGTCCAACTGGAGCAGGTCTTGCAGTCACGAGTTCTACAGATTACGCGCTCACTTTAACAGTAAATTCAAGTACTATTCTTCCAACCAGATACACTGTATCTGCAACGAATAAAAACGGGTACACGACGGTAATACAGTTTACTGATTCGACACCACAAATATTTGGTCTTTTTGCGTCACCGACGGCGTCTGGAACTTGGAATGGCATTTCATATAATATTACGGGTGCCCAGTCTGGACTCGCAAATCAACAATTGTTTGGAACTTCGTCGGCGACGACGATTATTTGGGATCAGGGTGGTGCGTATAATTATCCGGCAGGAACGCCAAACGGCAACTTTGGTACAACCTTACCTGGAACATCAACAACTGGAGACTATGTTATGGTTGCTTTGGGGTCAGCCGTGACTTTCAGTACAGTTGCAATAGGTCTTTATGGTACCCAGAATTATAATCCCATTGGGAATATTGCAGTATATGGGAGTGCATCGACAACAGGTCCGTGGACAACTCTCTTAAGCACAGCTTCGGGTCAAACGAATGCAAACTACAACACAATTGCAAATCAATTCGTGTCTTTTACTTTTACAACGACGGGAAGTTATGCCGTGTACGCCTTTCAGATCACTTCAGTACTTTCAGGGTTTGGAAATAATGCGAGAACAGGGTGTTTGTATTGGTCAACTTAAATGTTTTACATTACTAGATGAGCTTCGCACAGGGTGCTCCGACACAGCCCCTGAGTCTCGTAGCTTCAAATGTATTTCTGACTGGAAGTTCAGCAGCCGGAAATGCATTTACGATTCAACAACTAAGCGCAGGAAACGTGTTCAGTGCACAGACATCGACCGGGTCTACCGCATTGATCATTAATCCGAGCGGGAGCGTGGGGATTGGGACGACGAATCCTGGGTATAACCTAGACGTTGGGCAGTTTGGTGCGTCCCCTTACACACTGCGAGTAGCAAGTGCATCCACTACTGCAGGAACAACCGGTGCATCTATTCGTCTCATGGAGGCAGCAGATAGTTACGGGTTTTCAATCCAGAATATTTCAGCAAGTCGACTCGGAATTTTCAGGCATTCCGCAAGTGTCGCTGGATCTGAAATTATTTCAATCATGCGTGATAACCCATATGTGGGGATTGGGACGGCAAGTCCCGGGGCTTTATTCAGTGTATACGGTACTACTACACAAAACAGTGCAATTGCGTACTTGACTGATTCTGTATACGGATCTGTTAATTTTGTATTCAATAGTAGCGCCGGTGCTTATAACAGTCTTACAACGGCAGGTGACGCTATAGTATGGTTTACAAAAGGCTCAGTAAATACAGGGTGTCTCACCCTAGCACCTCACAATTCTGGTTCCATTGGTATTCGTATCGCATCGACATCAAACACATTTCAGGCAGGGGCAAACACCTTCTCATTCGTGAGTAACACGAGTGGAACAGCCATGATGACTATTCTTGGGTCTGGCAACGTCGGCATCGGGACGACAAGTCCATCATATACTCTAGATATAAGTTACCCAGGTGGTGTGGCTAACCAAGCACAACCATTTTTACGGTTAGGAAATCCGACGGGAGGTGTAAGCGCGACGTGTGGAATCCATCTCATGCCTTGGTCTAGTCGATCAGGCGGACCGAGTTCGTCTATAATTGCCATCGATGATGGAAATGCATCGGCACACTTGTTGTTTTATACAGCTGCAGCTGGAGCGGCAACGACACAGGCTGAACGTATGAGAATTCAAAACAATGGGTACATAACCTACGGAAGTACTTACAAATATAACCTTTTCTACGCCCCTCCAAATTGGTCATATGCTACATCAACAGTAAATCAATGGGTTTCACTGTGGTCATTTTCCTTTTCCTTGTCTGTCGCTTCATATGTTGATATCGGTGCTTCTGGACACTGGCTCAATTCAGTTACAGGTAACTCTGTTTATATAGGTATAGGAGTTGACGGAAATGCTCCTGCTGCTACATCGAGTTATTTTGACAATTATACACTTGGATCGGCAAGTACTTATGGGGCAGGTATTGGAGGTACTTTTTTTGATACAAACGCAAGTTCAGCCTGGTGGCAAGGGTATACGCACACTACACGAGTTAAATTGGGAGCCGGAAGTCATACAGCTGCTTTATGGTGCTATGGATATTCAGGAACGTATACTTTTAATGGAGGGGGTATGAGTCTTTTGGTCACTCCAATCAACTACCTTTAGGGAACTTTTGCTTGATGGCAGCAATAGTATCTGCCCATACACTTGTTCCGTTCACTTGATCCCAATACAACATGTCGAGTTGCTGCTGAATAGTTGGATATGCCTGTACTCGTTGGGGCAACCACGTATTTAATCCTTTTTGTTTTAAAATGGTCGCCTCAAGTGCAGCATCAAACTCATCTTGAGACGGCTTTTGACTTGTATTGGTTGACATCCATTCGACGTCATCCAGTGTGTACCCTCTTACAGTGTACTGAGCACCGGGTCGGATTTGTTCGAGGGTAACTGCAACGGGATTCTTTCCGTCGAAGACGTTTCTGCACAAGTCGTCCATTGTTACTAGTACTTTAAAAAAAAGCACGCCCCTTTGCCGCCCCGCCCCCGCGAATACACCAGATCCGGATAATCCCGTGTGGCCCACGCCGCCTTAATAAAAACCCGCCTAAGAGTATATGGCGTCTCAGCTCCTTTTCAACGGCTATAACGTCGTTGGAAATGCTGTTGCAAATAGCATCACTTCGAACACACTCAATGTTCAAGGAATTTCTAATCTGTACGCCGCAAACATTGCAACTATTTATAGTACGAACATTATCGGATTTACGGGATCATCACAGTGGACGACAGGAACGAACAACGTCTATTACTTGTCAACCGTGGGAATAGGAACGAGTGTTGTCGCATCCACCTTGAGCGTCACGGGGAACATCTACATCTCAAACGCCCTTACGACGACCAACGTGATCACAAGCAATATTCTCGTGGCACCTAGTCTCTCCTCTATAAAGCAAGGCTCGAACGTTGCAGTCTTCAGTAACGCAGCGGGCGGATCGAACGTTCTCGTCGTGAACTATTTGGGAAAGGTGGGGATCGGAACAACCAATCCTTCAAGCTACACCCTTCAAGTTGTCGGAACTATCGGCGCTTCGGGTGACTTGACAGCTTTCTACTCGGACGAACGTCTCAAAACAAGGACAGGGATATTGACAAACGCTCTTGATAAAGTATGTTCGTTGGACACCTTCACGTATGTAAATAATGACTTGGCGAAATCGTTCGGATTTACAGATGACCTTCAAAGGGTTGGTGTTTCTGCGCAACAAGTCCAACGGGTTCTTCCAGAAGCTGTACAGATTGCTCCATTTGATGCATCGACCAATGGATCCAGAACCGGTGAAAGGTATTTGACTGTACAATATGACAAGCTCGTTCCTTTACTCATAGAAGCATTCAAAGAGGAACGCGAAATCCGTCGTTCGCTCGAAGAACGAATAAAAAATCTGGAACAAAAGTAATGGGAATCATCGTTACAGACGGAACACTTCCATCAGGTATTCCATTGACTAATGTGTACATGAGCTTTTCGGGTGAACCAGTCTATGTTCTCAAAGATGGAGACGTGTGGAAAATACACTCGTACTATAGCGTATTTAGTGATCCAAGTAAATCGAACGGGTCGAATATTCGAGTAAACCTCACGACAACAACTTCGAATATTGCAGAGGGTTCGCCGTACTATTTCCTGTATTGTGCTCTAAAAATGCTTTACCCAAATAATATTGACTCTGTATAGGTATGGTACTTCCAAGTTCTGGATCGTTAAGTGTACAAACAATAGAGACGGAGTTTCAGTTGGGCACTGCAGTTGCAAAAAGCCTTGGTACTGATCTAGGTCCTCTTATAGGTATAACAGCGGGAACCACTATAAACCTAGGAAGTTCCTTTTATGGAAAAGCATACGCTCAAGCAGTCACGACCATTACACAGGGAGCTACAACATCAAGTTCGATTACTCTCAATTGGAGTGGAGGATCCGGTGCGACATCATTTTCCATAACGTCTAATCCTGCAACGACTACGCAAACAGCATCCTCTTCGGGATACACTTTTACGGGTCTTGCAGCAAGTACATCATACACGTTTACCATCGTTTCTAAAAACGCACAAGGTGTTTCAGGTGGTTCGGCAACGTCTGGTTCGTTCACGACGAGTGCAGGATATCTCACTGTCAATTGGGATAGAACTATTATTACAGATTATAATCCATCTGATATTAATCCAGCACCGTTCTCTATTGGCGATTCCAACTTTTATAGTTGGGTAAGTAATTCTAGTTGTATACTTAACATGAGAATGATCAAAAATGCAGGTGGTACAATCAATTCTTTAACATTCTATATCGACCGTCAGATTAATGGTGGTGCATCATGGACAAATATCTATACGTATCAATTTATTCCGTTTATCTTTCCATGGCCATCTGGATCATATACTCAAAACTGGACATTGTACTTGTATCCAGCAAATACACTGTTTGCTCCTTTATCGACAGCCGGTACAGATTCTTACAGACTTTATTTTTCGGCAGATCAAAACTTGGATTTAATGTACGCCCAAATAACCACTACCGGAAGTCAGTATTATGCGTATCCCTAGAACGTTTCCGTGACATATGTCTGCATAGAAGACGCACCGTTCCGTTCAATTGCTAAAAACGTATTGCCTCCAAACGCTACGGACCCCCACGGGAGGGAGGCGGCACCACTCATGTTCATGTACCATGTGTTTCCGTCGTACGAATACATGACCGCGCCACTTAATGAGACGGCTATGAAATACCCGTTTCCATATGCAACGGAGAACCATGAAATTTGAGGCGCGTTGGCACTTTGCGTCCATGTTGTACCATTTTTTGAAAATGCAGCTCCCCCGTATCCTACGGCAACGAACACGCCATTTCCGTATGTTACGAATATAATATCTCGAATACTCGTTGCCGACCCGAATGTCCAATTAATTCCGTTTGTTGATACCATATATTGAAGTGATATTCCGATTTTTCGAATTGTGCAATTGTACGAGTCAGACACATACAGATTTCCATCTCCACCGTATACGATGCCCCAAGGCCAAAAAAATTGTGCACTCGACCCCGGTCCGTCTTGTGAGCCCTGACCTGCACCCGCAATGGTCATGACGACGCCTGTTGAAAGGACGATCTTGTTGATCGTCTCGGCGTTCTTGCTGCAAACATACAAGTTTCCAGCCCCATCTGGTGTTATACCATGCGGGGTGTTTACACCTGCGACGGTCGTCACGGTGGGATAATCGGCCCCCCTGTTAAATTTGCGGATTAAGTTGTTTTCAGTATCAGAAACGTATACATATCCGTCTCCACCGTATACAATACCCGCGGGCATGTTGAACAGGGCAGTTGTTCCAATACCATCGTAATAGCTGTAGACCCCCACCTGACCTGCAATGGTTGTGACTCGTGCTGTAGAAATCACGAGCTTGCGGATCGTACTGTTGAGCGTGTCAGTAATGTACAAGATTCCTAATCCGTCACAGGCTAGACTCCTTGGACTATTAAACCGTGCGTTCGACCCTATTCCGTCAGCCGAGCCCGGGCCACCACCTGCCAGACCAGCAATGGTCGTGACATTCGCGGTAGCAATCACGAGCTTTCGGATCGTTTGATTGCCCGTGTCACAAATATACAGATTTCCGTCCCCACCGTATGTAATCCCTTCTGGATAAACGAACTGTGCAGCTGGTCCAATTCCATCGTTGAAACCAAAAACACCCGCCGTCCCTGCAATGGTCGTGACTTCCCCTGTAGAAATCACAAGCTTGCGGATCGTACAGTTGTTCGTGTCACAAACATACAAATTTCCGGCCCCGTCTGACGTTATATTCTCTGGGTTTCTGAACCGTGCATCTGACCCTATTCCGTCTTCTGACCCCTGCGAGCCCGCCAGGCCCGCAAGTGTCGACACTGAAATATTACGCAGCGCAACAAATTGTCCGTTTCCGTAGGCGGGAGTTGTCCACGGACCCTTTACAGTGCCGTCTGTCGTAACGTTCCAGTTTGATCCGTCCCGCGAGTACAGAACATTCGAGTCGTTTTCAAGGACGGCAACATACTTATCCCGACCCCATACCACGTGGGCAGTCGCGTTTGGAACTGTAAGCCCGAGTGGTGCATTCTGTGTCCACGTCACACCGTCATGGGACGTGTACGTTCCATCGACGAACACATTCCCAAACGCCAGGAAGGTTCCAAGATCACGCGAATAAGTCACACTCGTGATTGCATTGCTCACGACCGTCCTTGTCCAATTCACTCCGTCCGTCGTACTCTGTATAAGACCCTGGCCTCCTGCAACGAACACTTTATTTCCATACGCGAGTTGTGCCCACGCAGTCGCGTTCAAACGTTGTTCATTGTTTATCTGATTTGGATTGAAGAAAAATATCGGTATGAGCCCAAAACCGTATATAGTCGGTGAAACAATCACGAATCCGGCCGCACCATATGCAGCCCCCGTATAATATGTCGACCCGTATGTAAGAGTGACGTTACTCCATGACACGCTGTCTGTTGAAATCATGGCGTTTGACACGGACGAGTTACCTGAAGGTACAACAAAGTATCCATCCCCTGCGGTAATACAATTTGCCGAAACACCAATGTTGGTTCCGAGAGTCCAGCTTATTCCCGTTTGAGAATACATGGTCTGACCGCTCGCCGAAACGGCGACGAACGTTCCGTTTCCGTACGTGGATCCCGTCCACGACGTGAACATTCCAGATGGCGGTGTTGGTGGCGCCGGTGGCGAGGGAGGAAATGGGGATGGTGGTGGGGAGACTTGAAGCTTTCGAATCATAGAGCCGAAACCGATAATCCAAAAGTCAGTTATGTACAAGTTTCCGGTTCTATCATATGTAATACCCTGTGGCCACATAAACCGTGCATTCATTCCTGCCGCGTCACGCCAACTCGAACCACCGCCCGCTACGGTCGTGACGGCCGCCGTGGAAATTACGAGCTTACGGATTGTATAATTTAACGAATCGTTAATATACAAGTTTCCGTTTCCATCATATGTAAGACCCAGTGGGTAATAAAACCGTGCACTTGACCCGGTTCCGTCACTCGAACCCGCCACGCCCGCTAAACCCGCTATGGTCGTGACTTCCGCTGTAGCAATCACGAGCTTTCGGATCGTGTAATTTTCCGTGTCGGAGATGTACAAGTTTCCAGCCCCATCATATGTAATATATGTTGGGTAACTGAACCGTGCATTTGACCCTATTCCATCACTCGACCCCGGCACGTTTGCTAGACCCGCGAAAATCGTGACGACACCCGTTAAAATGTTGAACTTGCGAATCGTCGCCTCCTCTGAAGCGCATATGTATAAACTTCCAACCCCGTCATAGGCTATACCTCTTATATATGCCGGAACTGTACCGATGGTCGAGACAAACCAACCTTCTGGACCATATCTGAGTTTACGGATCTTATTGTTGGCGTAGAACGCCGAATCGGAAATGTAAAAGTTCCCGTTTCCAGCGTATGCAATGTCAGACGGGTTATTGAATCGCGCCCCGGACCCAAATCCGTCGTATGTCCCTGCAGCACCCGCCAACCCCGCGGCGGTCGTGACAACACCGGTTGAAATTACGAGCTTTCGGATCGTACGGTTGCTTGTGTCGCAAATAAGCAAATTACCGTTTCCATCGTACACAAGACCCTGTGCGGAATTGAACCTTGCAACTGTAGCTGGCCCGTCAGCTGCCGACCCATTTGCATAAGGTATTCCTGCAACTGATGAAACGAGATTACTAAAACCGGCTGCAGTAGACGACCATGTTATTCCGTCGTATGAATAGGCATAGGGAACCGTTCCCGAGTTTGTGAGTGCTGTAAAGACGCCGTTCCCATACGAAACCGCTGACCATGTATCCATTGATAAGTTTCCGTAAGACCACGTCACACCGTCCGCCGAGTACCATGCAGCGGGTTCGTACCCATTCGCAACGCCAACGAACACGCCGTTTCCGTACGCGATCCCACTCCACGTGGGATATCGATATGTTACTGACCAATTCACACTGTCACTCGACGTCATGGACGTTCCGTCACTCGCGAGGGCCACAAACAGAGAGTTTCCATATGCCACGGCACACCAAGGGGCAACGACTGTGCCCGATGTGGATTTGTACCATGTGATCCCATCGGTAGAATATAAAACGGGATATGTACCGTTCTTTGTGACCACAACGTATGTTCCGTTTCCGTAGGTTATAGCTGCTGCCTGCGACTGTGTGGGGATGAAGGGGTCATACTGTGTCGTCCATACTTTGTTCAACGTTGTACTTTTTTGAATTGGCGTCGGGTTCACGAGTTGTACAGTCACATACCCGCTCGAATTGGACGTTGCCCCCAGGTCTGTAAAGTTCTGGACGGACGCGTCGGCATAACAGGTTGCACCGGCAGCACCCGTTCCAGGACTTCCCGTGTACCCTCCACCACCAGAGACACCGGTGACGATTCCTGATACGGACCCACTAGAGACGTCCGGTCCACCGAACGCTTGGAACGTAAACGTGTTTGAGCTCGTTGCCGTGGTCAGCCACGTCCCGTTAAAGTACTGTGATTCCGTTATTTG